TTGTTTTTGTGTCCGAAAAATTGGGCCTTTTGACTAAAATAGCTAAAATGACTAAAACTAACAATACGAAGGGTTTGAACCGACCTTGGCACATAGCCGTAAGAAAAAAGAGTATGTGCCGGTAAACAGAATGATTATGCCAATCTTTTTAAATAGCCTGTGTTTTAGAGCAGACAAGCCGTTTGTGGGAAGTCTGCCAGGTCAAAAACTTGGCTTATGCTTACTTCTGGGGAAATTCAGAAGGCAAGACTACTGTGTGAGATATCCTTGGGAAAGGTTCTCTTGTAGTGTAGTGGGCGGGTGGTGGCGCACCTTAAAAAACGTATCTGCAATATCGTATTGTTACGGAGTACCAAATTCTCAATGTCCTGAATAATCTCTTCTGTTTTCATCAGGGACGGTAGGGATATATTTTATAGGGCATACACGGTTCAGAGAGCATTATGTTCTTTTTTAGAGCGTACGCTCATAATGCATACTTACAAATGGAGGTGAAAAATGAATCTTTGTTTTAATTACATGACAGCACAGTTGGATTGTGGTGAGCAAAGGCATGCTCAGGTAGTTATGCGTGAATTGGGAATAACTTATCAGCATGGGACTCCTCAATCTCTTGGAGATCAATATTGGTTTTGGAATTGTGAAAATATACCTGAGAAACTTCCTAAATTTATAACAGAGCTGGATATAGATCCTATGGAATATATTGGATTTGGGTTAAGTGAGAAAGAGGCAGAGAAGATACGTGACTATAAAAGAGCCTAAAGTATCACATGATATAAGGAGGCAAGGAAATGGCAAAAGGACGAAAACGAATACCGAGTCGGATAATCGAGTTAACAGGTGGTACAAAGCGAACACATAAAAAGCCTGCAGGTGAGAAAGAGCCGAAGCCTCCCTTGAAATTGCCTTCATGTCCGAAACATCTTGATGAACATGCAAGAAAAGAGTGGAAGAGGGTAAGCAAAATATTGCATTCCGTTGGCCTTTTGACTGGCTTGGATCGAGCTGTTTTAGCTGATTATTGCGACGCATATAGTCAGTGGGCACAGTCTACAACAAAAGCACAGGAGCAAGGGTTAGTCTTTATGTCTAAGGCTGGGGTCCCTGTATTAAATCCATATTACAAAATATCACGTGAGGCTTCGGACCGCATGAAAAAATCAGGTGTGCTATTAGGTCTATCCCCATCAAGCAGGGCTGGTCTTAAAGTAGAGAAGCCAAAGAAAGAAAATTCTGCTGAGGATTTTTTGAGCCTTTGCAAAAAGGAAAATGATAGAACATGACCGATCTTGATTTATTAGCCGATCATTACGAAGAAACCGTAAACGGTTATATGAATGGTGTTCTGGAAGGGTCAATAATTGCTTGTCGTTTTGTCAAGTTGGCAATCGAAAGGCATTTAAGGGACGATCCATATAAACATAATTCATGGGCTAATCGTAATGGCAGGGGATTATATTTTGATCGGCATAAAGCAGCACATGTCTGCAAATTCTTTTCTTTTTTGAGATTATGGAAGGGAAGGGAGTATAAAGGTAAAGAATTTGTATTATCTCCTCATTTTACCTTTATTTTATGGGTGCTGATGGGCTGGTATCAATACGATAAGACTAGAAGATTTAGAAAGGCTTATATAGAAGTAGCTAGAAAAGCAAGCAAGACTACAGTGGCTGCCGGTCTTGGTGCTTATTTTTTTATTGCTGATGGTGAGTCTGGTGCTGAGATTTATACGGCTGCTGTTTCACGTGATCAAGCTAAACTCGTCTGGACCAATATTCAAAACTTAACAAGACAGTCTGTTTTTGCTAATAAGATTGAGTATTTCAAGCATATTTTATCTATTTTGGAGACTAATTCCAAGTGTGAGCCTCTTGCCAGTGATGCAAAGAGCCTTGATGGTCTTGACACGCATTTTGCCAGTCTTGACGAATTACATGCTCATCCAACACGTGAGGTCCACGATCTTCTTTGTGATTCGATTGGCGCAAGGTCACAGCCCTTAATACTGATCATCACCACTGCTGGGTTTAACCAGACAGGTATTTGCTATGAAACAAGAGAATATTTAACACAAATTCTCAAGAATACTATTCAGGACGACTCATTTTTTGGAATTATTTACACTTTGGATACGAAAAAAGACTGGCCGGACCTGAAGGAAAAGAAAGAAAAATTAAAGAAGGGAGAAAAGTATGAAGACGATTGGACGGATGAAGATATATGGGTGAAGGCTTCACCCGGTCTGGTAGGTATTACAGAAAGCGGTAAACGGTTTGGTCTTGATGATAAAGGGAGGCCGCTTCCGGGTTATATGACCAAAATTGAAGATATTAGAGACAAGGCCAGGGTTGCAAAGCAAATGCCTACTGCACAAAACAACTTCTTGACGAAAAGAATGAATGTCTGGTGTCAGCAGGAGAACCGCTGGCTTGATCTTGCCCTTTGGGATCTTAACAATGTCCGCCCGGTTACTGAAGAGTTATGTAAGGGCAGAATCAGCTATGGTGGTATTGATTTGTCTGCTATATCTGATATGACCGTGTGGGTACAATTATTCAGAGATAATGATGATCCAGAGTTATTTGATATTCTGATGCGCGTCTGGTGCCCGGAAGCCAGACTCTATGACAGGAAGAATAAGTATCGTGAGCAGTATCAGTCATGGCAGAAGCAGGGCTGGCTTTATGTTACTCCAGGTGATGCCATTGACTATGATTTTATCAGGGGCCAAGTAGTTGAAGACAGCCTGAAGTTCGATATTAACAGTATTTCAGTTGATAGATGTTTTCAAGGCTATGAATTTTCCCAGAAACTTAATACTGATCTGGGTGGCAGTGATAAAGCTCCGAAGGTATTAGCTTGTGGTATGGGTTGGGTGTCAATGATGGGACCCTGCCAGGAAATGGAAAGATTACTCCTGTTGCACAAGCTGAATCATGGGGGCAATCCGATATTACGTTGGATGGCTGATAATGTGACAGTCAAAATAAATCCCACAGGAGGCGGCAAGTCTCCTGATAAGGCTAATTCTCAGGGTAAGATTGACGGTATTATCGGTATTTTGTTGGCATTGGACAGGGTATTGCGTAATCCTGATGATGGCAAGTCGGTATATGATTCGATGACAGAAGACGAAATCTTAGAGAGGTTGACATTTTGATGAAAAAGAAAAAAGGCAGTGAGGCGGTAAAACAAGTGGTAGAGGAAGTTAAGGAAGCAAAGCAGGAGAGAGGACTAAGCTTTTATGAGGCTTCAGAACTTTTCGGTGTAGGTGAAAAGACGATCAAGCTTTGGGCCGAACACGGTAAACTGGAAGCCAGAAAGGGTCTTATTATGCCTGATTCGATAAAATCTTTCAGTCTTTTAGGCTATAAACTAAAGGCTAAAGGTAAAATACGGTAGTGCGTGAAGATCCGTTGTTGCCACAGAAGAGTCTTTTCAGAATTGAAGAGGTTGCGGCATATTTTCAGGTGACTGAGAGGTGTATCTGGTTATGGATAGAGCACGGCCACCTTCAGGCTGAGAAGATAGTCGGCTCCACCCGTATTCCCAGAAATTCTATACTTGAATGCAGGTTTAGAAAAGACTTGCGGCAATAGCAACTATGGTCATCCAGAGAAGGCCGATGATCAGGAATGCCGGAATGGCTGCAAAGGCCCATTTGACCATAAAACCTACCATTGACATGAAAGGCTTTTATTTTTTCATTTTCTGACATATTTTATACCTCCTAAGTTTTTTCTCTGGCTCGCTTTCTTATCCTGGTTCTCTTAAAGCTTTTGGCTCGCTTAGGGTTAGTGGTTTTCTTTCAGACTGTGGCTCGCTTCGGCTCAATGGTTTTCTTATCCGCGATGGCTCGCTTTCAATCATTGGTTTTCTTTTCTGGCATGGCTCGCTTTCCTTATATGGTTTTCTTAGGGCTACTGGCTCGCTTCTGATCCATGGTTTTCTTAAAATTTATGGCTCGCTTATTATCCATGGTTTTCTTTTTTATCTTGGCTCGCTTATCGCTTTTGGTTTTCTTGCGGGCCTTGGCTCATTATTCTATTTTAAGTAAGCCGATATTGCCCTTCTAATAATTTCAGAGATCGGTACTCCTGATCTCTCTTTTTCTTCGTCAAGCCGTTCTTTCATTTCTTGTGTGATTTGAAGACTGATATTTGTCATATTACCTCCTTTTTTTTATGGCTTGCTTAATGACTGTGGTTTTCTTATACTTAGTGGCTCGCTTTCCTTATATGGTTTTCTTAAACCTTGTGGCTCGCTTACAGCTGTTGGTTTTCTTAAACCTTGTGGCTCGC